ATTATTCTTATTTAGACTAAATAAAAATAAGTAAATTTGTGAAGACAACAAAAAACAAATGAAACTTTACAAAGATTCCAAGGAACTGCCACTATTCAACTATGAAAGAATCACAGAAACAGGCGATTATAATTATATGATAAAAGGATATGATGGCGAAGAATTGGAGGAAAACAAAGAGCAACAGGAGATGCTGAAAAGTAAGTTTAACGACATCATCCGAGAGTATAGCATATCCATTAACGCCAAGACCAACGACCTGCTTATGCTGGGAAGTGCAGAGATAGCGAAGATTAACTTTATCAAATTCACTACACTGCTGGCAATCGTGGAGATGAAAGAAAGACAGAATGCTTTAAGGCAGGAATTGGGACTACCTGAACATTGGGAGGATATGAAAGAAGCTCTCGCACAAATCAAAATCCGTAAGAGCGACAACCTGCAAGAGCAAAAGAAATATATAGAGGAAAGAATAGCAATGTGGCAGACCAACCTTGACAAGGCGATGCAGAGCATTGAAAACAACAAGAAAGAAGCACAGGACAAAGAAGCAACCAACATCAACGATGCTATTGTGAGTATTGAGATGGTGCTGGAACGAACAATAGACCTTAATAAGACCAGCCTTTATCGATTTGGGAAGATGCAGGAAATGGCGATAAAGAAAGTAGAATTACATAACAAAAAATAAAACCTTATGAGTGATAAATTAGCCGTAATTCAGGCGGAGGAGACCGTAAAAGAACTGGAAAAGTTAGAGAAAGAAGTGTCAGACCTTATAGGTGTATTTGACAAACTAAACACTGCCGTAGACCAGACCAACACTAAGCTGAACAGAGGAACGCCAAAAGAGACCATTGAGGGAATAAAAGACTTGGACGGCTATTCCAAAGAGTATATGCGAACGCTCAAAGATATGGCGACCATAGAGCAGAAAACACAGCAGATAAGACTGACCAATGCAAGAATAACCACCGAACAGGTGCGAGCAGCAAAGGAGTTAGCAAACCAGCAGAACGCCGAAGCACGAGCGAAGAAACAAGCCTTATCATTGCAGGAGAAACAAAACAAAATCCTATCCGAAAGCCAAAGCTACTACAAGAGATTTGCAAGAAAAGTGCTGGATGCCAAGAACAAAGCGAAAGACTTGGCAGCGCAGATGCAGTTATTAGAGCATGATTTTAAAGATGGTAAGATAGGGGTTTCTGCCTATGAGAAAGAACTCTCTAAACTATCCAAAGAATTTACAGAAGCCAAACTCAAAGCCGTAGGATTAGACTCTGCGCTGAAAAAGATAGACAAAAGCGTAGGGGACAATCAGCGAAATGTCGGAAACTATCAATCAGCACTCAACGGAATGGGTAGTGGCTTTGGTGGAATGATGAGCCGTGCTGGTTCTATCGCTGGGGGTATCATTATGGCAGACGGCGCAAGAATGCTTGGTGACATTGCTGCTCAATCTTATGAGACCGTTCAGAAGCTCAACGCTGTGAATTACGCAATGAAAGAAGTCTTCCAAACAGAGGAAGAGGTGGGCTACCAAAAGGAGTTTCTTTCAAGCGCTGCCGAAAAATACGGATTGGAACTTATCAGCCTTACGGATTCATACACCAAGTTCAGCGCAGCAGCAAAAAACACCAGTTTGGAGGGCGAAAAAGCCAAAGAAGTATTTGAAGCCTTTGCTGGTGCAGGGGCTAAACTTGGACTTCCTGCCGAACAGATAGAGGGAGTTTATACCGCCTTGGAGCAAATGGTATCCAAAGGGAATATTCAAGCCGAGGAATTGAGAGGGCAGTTAGGGGAAAGGCTCCCTGGGGCGATGAAGATATTCGCTGATGCTATGGGCGTATCCACTTCCGAATTGGATGATATGCTGAAAAAAGGACAGGTAGTAGCAGGGGATGTATTGCCAAAGGTAGCCGAAGAGCTTAAAAAAGTCTATGGGCTTGATGCTGTTGATAGAATAGACACCCTTGCTGGCGCACAGAACAGACTCAAAAACCAATGGACGGAGTTCTTGGATACTCTCGCTACTAACAAGGATTTTATCAATGCTATTTCTGATGTTTTGGAAATTGCCAAAGGTCTATTGGAAGAGTTTCTCGATTTAGCCATTACAGGAGGAACAGATGGCGTGAGTGTAATGGGCGAGCTGAAAGATGTCTTCGAAGCCGTAGGAGATGTGATTAACGCACTTACAGGTAATCTATTTGATAACGGCAAGGGCTGGGATTTGGTTAATCTCGTGGTTAATCAGGTTAAAACCAACCTTGTGGCAATCAGCACTGTTATTAAACTTGTTATCAAGGGTATAGAGTATTTTGTCAAGTCTATCAAAGACGCCATACTTGGAACGGAGGATGCTATCAAGATGTTGGGAGACTTTGGCTCTATCATTGACAGCACGAAAGAGAAACTATCAAGCCTAAACAAGGAAAACACTGCGATACTTTCAGGAGATGAGAAAGCACTACAAAACCTTAAAAACCAAAAAGAATTAGAAAACAAACTTATTGAAGCAAGAAAGAAAGGGCAAAAATACTTTGTTCACAATAACTTTTGGAGAGAAACGGCTGCGAACGGAAAATTCACTAATAAAAGAGCCAATGAATACACTTATGTAGATGGTGAACTTGTGCCAAGAAGCAGTGTAAAAATAGTAAACCCACCAAAGGCTGGTAAAGAGCAGAAAAAGAAAAAGACACCAAAAGGCAGGGTAAAGAAAGAGAAAACACAGGAGCAGTTAGACAAAGAAGCATTTGACAAGGCTCGTAAAGACTTGGATTTTGAGCATAACAAACTATTAGAGAAGTTCCGAAGACAGCGAGTAGAGGCTCAAAATGAACTTACAGGCTATGACCTTTTGGTAAAGGAAATAGAAATAGATGGGCAGGTTATCAAAGAAAAGGATACATACTACACCAAACTGCTTGACCTTGCTAAAAAATACAAGCAGGAGCAGAGGGAGATAGAGTCGCAAAAGTCCAAAGACCTATTCGATGAAAACGAAAGTCAGCAGGATAAAATGAAACAACTCAACCAAGCCCTATTGGAGAAAAACCAAAAGGAAATAGAATATATCAAACTTCTTGGCCAAGAAACTGCCGAGTATAAGAAGCAGATGATAATGAACGACAAGAATATATCCTACAAGGATAAGCAATACTTCTTGGAGTTATTAGAATATGACACCACCATAGCAGTCAATAAGAGAGAGAAAGAAAAACTGCAATTACTCAAAGAGCAGTTGGAAGCAAAAAGGGCGCTTCTACAAGAGCAAGGCAAAGACCTTAACGAGGATGAAAAAGTCCAACTCGCACAGACTGACTTGCAGATAACACAGCTGGATACTTCCATAATGGAAAATGAGAAGAACAAAGCCAATAAGATGTTCCTGCGTATCGTAGAGGGATTAGAGCCGCTGAAAAACTTGGTAGAGCAGAACTTGGCAGACTTGGGATTAGATGCCGTGAGTAAGCAATTTTCTGACCTATACAGCAAGATATTACAGCAAGGCAAGGACTTCTCTATGTCTTTCGCTGACTATATGAACACAGCCACAGCGCTAATCAGTGACTTTGCAGGGAAAGCAATATCATCAGGCAAGGAGCGAACGATTGCTGAACTTGATGAGGAATTGGAACGCTCGAAGATGATAACCGAAACAGAGTTAGGATTTATTGACAAAAGACTTGATGCGCTTAATGGACTTTCTGAACTTACCGAGGAGCAAATCGCTGAGCGTAACGCCTTGGAAGATGAAGCCATGGTCATCAAGGAACAACAGGCGCAGAAAGAGAAACTGATACAAGCGCAAAAGGCAAGAGCCGAACAAAAAGCACAAGCACAACAGGCACTGATGAACGGAGCATTAGGAGCAACGCAGTCTATCGCTCAACTTGGTGTTCCTGCTGGTCTCGTTCCTGCTGGAATTGCTCTTGCATTCGGTGCACTACAAGCAGGGCTTATTATGAGTAAAAACCCAGTGCCTCAATATTTTGTAGGAACGAAAAACGCACCACAAGGCTGGGCGTGGACAGATGAGCGAGGCGCTGAAATCCATACCGATAAGCATGGAAACATCAAGGATTTGGGAAGCGACAAAGGTGCAAGGCTGAAATTCTTGGAGCAGGGCGACCGAATTTACACAGCATCGGAAACTCGCAAGATATTAGAGAATATCAAGACACCTGCGCTGGATGATGTTCTACTATCCAATGGTATTGTTAAGAACATCCAAGTACCGATGAATATCAACACGCCAGCAATAGACTACGATAAATTAGCCTCTAAAATAGGCGAACAGCAAGACCGAGTGATGAGAAAGTATGATAAAACCAGCGTATTTGAACTTAACGGCTTCATATATACCCAAAAAGGCGGACAAATACCAGTGGCAGTAAGTAGAGTAAAGAAAACTAAAAACACCATTAAAATAAAGGGAAATGAAAGGGATTAAAAACATACAATATCAAAGCGGAATAGGGCAGATATTCCGATTAGAAGTGCTAACAGGGAAACACGAGGGTATCCACGAGATACAAGAGCCTGATGGCTTTGACTCCTTGGATATTAGCATCGATGTAAACGAGGAATACTACAACATTGATAACTTTATCCTTGGCGAAACTTCCAAGATAAAGATACTGGAATACAACGATAAGGAAGCCTTTAACATCATCAAAGGCGTATATGATGAACAGGGAGGCGATGGGCAGATTATATTCAGGTGGTATGTTGTCCATAATGGCGTGGAAAAGGATATTTTAGGTAACGGCTTTGAAATAAACCTCAATAAATACCAACTGAACTACGAAAACAGCCAACGAGTGATAGAGTGCGAAATCAAGAAGAGGGAAGCGCAAAACAAGTTCTACACTCGTGAGGATACCACAATAAACCTATTTGCTAAAAAGAATTTGGATGAAAACAAAATAGAGCCGATAGGCAGCCGTGAAATTGTCTTAAAGGCAGAGGATGAAAAGGTGGAGACTGCGTGGGGAATGAAAGAATATTCACAAGATGAAGATTGGTTTACTTTTACAGAATGGATGAAACGATTTCATAGTGTAATAAATTATACCATTTATCATACTCCTACAAAAGCATTCCCTATATTATATCCTGTTGCAGACAGAAGACAAATAGGGCAATTTTTTGGTCAATATGGTGGATATTTTGAACACCTCACCCCTTGGGCAGCTCGGAAAGAATTGAAAATTGGAAGTTCAAAATACCATATTCGTTATTGGGCTGGAGATAATGAACTGCCTTTGCTTCATACAAATGCAAACTTAAAGAATGTTATGTTATCTATATCAAATATTCATTTCAAAGCCCGTAGGGTTATAGATTATGATATTCATCGTAATTTTGCTGCAATTCTACGAGGAACTTTAGAGGTAAAAAAAGCAGTTCCCTTAAACTTTCAAATGATTGCAGAAATAGAATACCAAGACGGAAGAAGACACATTCAGCACATTGCGTCATCCGAACCATTGGAAGGGACAGACTTTGGACAGATACAATTCAATAACAAAGAATTTGACCTTGGTGATATTCCAGCAGGTAGTAAAGTGTGGGTATATCTGCACTTCCCAGAGGGTATAGAACAGAGTCAATTTTATTTTGATAAAACTCATGGCTCTATTACCATATCTTCCAGCATCGATAAACTCGGCAGGAAGTCCAAGGTGGTAAGCCTTTTTGATGCTATTGACAAAGTGGCAGAGAATTATTCCGATGGACAGATAAGACTAACATCTAACATACTTTCAGATGGAGGCAAATATGCTAATCAATATGTAGCAACAGGGGCTTTTCTTCGTGGCGTGGCGAATATCTTTTTAGGCGAAAACAAAATCAACACCTCGTTTAAGTCGCTATTCTACGAGGGCGCTGCGCCACTATTAGCCCTTGGCTTTGATGTTATAGAAAACCAACTGATAGTAGAGGATATAGACTACTTCTTTAAGGATGTTCAGGCGTACGACCTTACAAGTAAAGATTTTGTTCAAGAGAATTTGACCATAGAGAACGATAAGGATATAAGTTACAACAATCTGATATTCGGCACGAAGAAATATTCTACCAAGAAGAAAGGGGATATCTTTAACTTCAACACGAAAATGGAATGTTCCACACCGATAAAGTCCGTAAAGAAGAAACTTGACAAGACCACAGGCTTTATCATCGATGAGTATAAAATCCAAGACCTGCTGGATGATACCAACGACAACACCAACGACAACGATGATGATTTGGTATTGATAGATACCATTACAGGAAGTTATGTAGATTCAGGCTCTTATCCTGATGTTATACACTCGGATGCTGGGGGAGTGCTTACCCTTACAGCCTCTAAATCGCCTTGGGATACCCTGCCGTTCAAAGTAGGGGAGAAAATCAAAATCGTGGAGGGGCTGAATGTTGGAGAATATACTATCCTCGCTATCAAATCCCACACGCTGACCCTTGACAAGCGAGCAGGAATAGAACAAGGGACAATCCTTACCAAGATAGAGCATACCCTGACCGATGTGATTAAGAACAGGAATGCCACAGCAACGGACGGCTTTATTTCAGCCGAGGGCGTGAAAAACAAACGAACAGCCGTTAATCTTTATCACAATCCAAAATACCATATGAAAAGGTGGTTCCCTCTCTTCGGTGGTGGATTGTCCAAGAAACCTAATGGTGAGAACATCATCGTAACGAATTACAAGAACAACGGCAAGATAGAGGTAGAGCCAGACACGGATAAAATACCATACCTACCAAAAGAGAAAGATATTTTAAATGAAAATATCAACCTTGAAAGGTTAAGGAGGTCAAGCCGTGTGCTGTTCGGAACGGAAAACATAGAGGTAACGCTCACGAATGTATCTTTTGAGGAATTCTACAATCTTTACAATCGCTGGCGAGTAGGCGAGGATATCTACACAGGGGAGAAGATACCAAGCAGAGGGTATATAGATGTTTATATTAGTGGCGAAACTTACAGCATCTATCCTTTCGGAACGGAAGCGCTGCAATACGACAAAGGCGCTAACGAACTAACCATAAAAGGGAAAATCAAAAACTCTAAATGGGGAAGAAAGATATTCGATAAGACATTCGACGACACCTTTGAATAACAAAAAGCCCTGCCACAATCGGCAGGGTTCATTGTGTAAATAAGTCGTCAAACAATAACTACACAACATTTAATAATTCTTTTCCTATATCTTTTATTCCGTTTACAATTCTTTCTCTTTGTTTTGGTCTTGGGTTTCTGTGCCCTGACATGTAGTGACCTAATTGTTTTTGGTTAATTCCTGTTACCCTTGAAAGCGCTGCACGAGTAAGGATACCATCATATTTGTGCAATATAGCAGATATTTGTAATTCAAATTCTAATTCATAGTCGCCAGCCACAATATAATCAGGCAACTTATCGCCATCTTCCAAAGACTCCTCCACATGAAATTTAAAAACTTCCGCGAAACTCTTTTTTAATTCTTCTAAATCCTTGTTAGTATCTATCACAACGCCGTTTATACTATCACAAACAGCAGAATAATTATTTTCTGACCAACCTACTAATACTTTTACTTTTTCCATTTTTATTGTTGATTTTTTGCGGGGCTTATTTCCACCCCGCTTGTTTAAAAATACTGTTTAATAACTCTTGGCTTAATGTGTCACTTGACTTTCCGTTTACTGTTACTTTCCCTTTCTTTTCAGGATGTTTAAATTGTCTGTGACTGCCTTTCTGTGCTTTAAGATACCATCCGTCTTTTTGGAGCATCCTAATAATTTCGCTTACTTTTAATGACTTCATTTGTTTGTTATTGTTTGACAAGTCAAAGATAGTAAAAATTCTATCATTATACAAATATTTCTGCAACTTTTTTCAAAAAATTTTCCCCTAACTTAAAACATAATGCCAAGATATTCCTTTATTCCCCAAATGCAATACTCGGTGGCGTTCATGTAGTGGTCGTTTCGTTTTATCGGTTTCTCGGTTGGCTGTCCGTTGATATATTCATATTCGTAGTTTTGATATTCATTATCAAAGTCGCCATCATCTACATAGTATATTCGTGCATTGTTGATAAAGTCAAACCTTGCCTTGTAACTTGGTTTTGAGGTCGGCACAGCATTGATTGCGTATAGCGTTCGTAAATCATTGGTTAGACTTATCTCGCTCCCTGGTTCCCTATCGGCACTATCAGCCCAAACAAAGGTTACATTACCAATAGGAACACCAGCATATTTAAGGTGTTCGCCGAGCGTTCCCTCCATTTGGTTCATTGGCTTGTAGAGTAGTGGTCTAATGTAGAATGATTTGTCACCATCATACATCACTTCCACGCAAGCCGTAGGATTGGCGAAACCATAGTCTAATCCGTAATACTTTCGGTAGCCGTGCTTTGCGACCTCGTTATATTGATTAAGGCTTATTACTTTCCAATTCTTGTAAATCTTATTCGGTTTCTCGGACTTTTGCCCAAGACCATAGACAAGCCAATGATACTCGGAAGCAGAGCCTACATCTTCGTTGTATCTGCATCTTTTCAGTTCTTTGATTTGTTTTGCTGTTAGATTTAGCGGATTAGCCTCTAAATCGTAAGTTTTAGCGCTGTTTTCATTGAGTGTTTTGGAAGTCACAGCCTCGCAGAACTTTATCGGCTGATAGGATAATATCTGCATCCGTTGTTCAGGTAGAATAAACGGATTGTCCTTAAATGTAGAGTAACTCACATAGGTGGTTTCTTTCAGCTTCTCTTTCTCTATCCAGTGGTTCTGCTTCGGATTCCAGTCAAAGATGATAACCTTGGAACGCTGGGCAAGTTGCCTGTATACTTCTTCCGAGAAGTTGTAAGGCTCGTTTATCCAGCAAATGGTCTGTGTCATCCCCATTGCTTCATCTTCATCATCCAATCCTGTAAATCGCAAGATGTTGCCATTGTTCCTGAAAGTCCAAGTGTGGTTGGTTTTGTTCTCTACAAGATACTGATAAAGGTTTTCCTCTTCAAGATAGGCATCCAACTCTTCTATGGTTATTTCGCCTCGTTCAAATTGCTTCTTCCTTACCTGTGGGTCTTTCAGCCATTCCCTCCAATCTTTCTCCACAATATCCCTGCAACTCTTCTGCGTGTCTCTTAGCACTGTTGCTGAGGAAATAGGATTATTCGCAAGGAAATTATACAGCACCTGAAAGTTACTCCAAGTCTTCGAACTCCTTGAGCTTCCTTCCTCAATGATAAGTTTATATTTGTGCTGCCAAGTCTTGCCGTTGGGTATCTTTTCATTTAAAGCTCCCCACACTTCGGCAAATACCTTTGATGCTTTGAATTTTATCTTTTTGTCCATATTTTTTAATTTAAAAAGCCCCACATCTCTGCGAGGCTCGATAGCAAATCAATAATAAATAATAACTATGAAAAGAATTTATGTTAGTCTTCCTCCTGTGGCATTACCACTTCTACCTGAATAGAAGAAGGGATATTGTTAATCTTATCTCCTGCTGTTGTAAGGTCTTTCTTGTCTGTAAGCCCCAAATCCCTCGCTATGATGTTGGCATTAAAGAATCCCGTAACCGCTCCCTCAAACTTTTGACAATAGATAGTTTCCTCTATGCGTGTAATGACTTCGGAATAATTTTTATCTGGTTTTTCCTTCAAGGCATCTTTAAGGTCGTTAAAATACTTAGTATTAACGCCTAAATAAAGGCACAATCCATGTAGCGTATAGGGTCTTGCTGTTGGTATCTCTACGAGAGTTCCTGCTAATGCACCACCCTTGACTACTTCAAATTTTTTGAAAGGGTTATTGTCGCACCATTGAAAATATTCACACGCTGCCTCCCACAAAACTTCGGCAGTGTTGAATTTCTTATCCTTTCCGTGCTTCTTGCGTAACATCCAAAATTGATTTCCTGTTGGTGCTGACATTATGTTTTTGTTTTTAATTTAAATTCAAATGGTTATCTATTAAGTTTTTCGCTTCATCAAAGTCGTAGCATACAGCCGTATTCCAATTATTATTGCTCAACATGGTTAAGACTTCTAACTGGTTTTTAGTTGGTTTATTCGGCTTGATTTTAAGCTCTATCGCCAAACCTGAATAAGTCTTGTTGGGCTGGAATATCAGTATATCAGGCATTCCTGCTCTTACGCCAAGTCTCTTTAATTTTGCCCCCTGTTGTATGCTGGTCTTCCTCTCGTTGGCGATATGGCAGAACAGCACATTAGGATATTGCAGTCTTAAATAACTGGCTACACTCAACAACAAATTATCTTCCTTATTCATCCTCACAAATATAGTATATTTTCTTATTTAGAACAAATAAAAATAAGAATAAAAAAGCCCTGCTGGTGCAGGGTGTGGTTAATAAAATATTTCTATTTAGATTTTTTTAATTCTCGGTTAAGATACCAAACAGCCTTTTCCAAGTCTTCCCTAAACTTTGCTGGGTCTTTCTTTCCTGCTCGGCTGA